GGTCGTTTACTGCAAGCACGGTGCGCCAATAAGATGAAGCGATTACTGCTCCGTCTTTGGTAACGTCTGTGGTTTTGCGGACTTCAATAGTTCCGTCTAATTTGACGTTGAATGCGCTGATGTAGATTACTTCTTCAATCATTTTGTTTTGTGTTTAATCGTTATACTGAATATGTTCCTGAAATTTGAATAGCACCTGCGGCATCATAAGCAAGGGAAGCTTGAGCACCGCCACCTACGGGCATTTCTGCGAAGCGTATAATGGCTGTGCTTATGTTGCCCCACGCCATTGGCATATTAAGAGCAGTCATAGTTATATTATCAAATGCCCCAATAGTAAATGAAGGGTATGAACTTCCACCAATAGTAAACGGAAGATTTGTTATAGTAAGGTTTCCCGTGCCCGTCCCTGCTGAGTAAACCATAAAAATTTCAAATTGAACTAAACGACCAATTTTTGTATATCTGCCCTGTTGTTCACTATATGTTGCAGTTCCTGCGGTTGTGGTTCCTGCAATAGTCGGGCTAAAAGTGCCTTCTTCGTAGTCATTAAGGGCGTTGGCTACTGCGGTGTCCCCGTTGAAGGTTACTCCGTAAGCAGTTACTCGGAAGCGTTCTGCACCGCTCACATCAAAAGCAATAGGCTGATAGGCCCCTGCGCTTAAATAGGTTTGGCCAATTACTGCCCTCGTACCCGTATTGCCAAAGTATAATAATTCAGCGGTTGCGGCAGCCGATTCTATTCCTACCCCCGTAAATCCGAATGCTCCGTCAGATAATTGTTTAATACGAAGGCCGCTGCTTACACCACCTGAAGTAGGCGTACTCGTGCCGATGCCTACGTTGCCTCCTTCAAGGATGCGCATACGCTCATTGTTCACGTTTTGCGTAGTTGTAGTGTTGAAGGCAAGGAAACCACCGAAACCCGAACCTCCCGCATCAAAACCGCCAACAATTCGCCCACGAGTATTATTGCCTACGCCACCCGCTGATGTGATAGCAATTTCACCCGTATTAGCAGCATTTGTAGATACAAATCTTGATACTGTAACATCCGTTGATTGTACCTCTAACTTTATGCTTGGCGTATTCAAACCAATACCTACCGCAGTAGTTGACAAAGCAAGAACCGAATCATTACCCAATCCATCAGATAAGAATTTAGCCGTACCGCTTAATGGCCCGTTGTCCGTAATTTTTACGAGACCATCATAGGTATCCTTAATCTCTAATCCTGTTAGTGCAGTTCCCATATCCTATTGTTTAAAAGCCCAGCGATAGCCGTAGCAAGTTTTGTTTTTATCTAAGCAAGCCTCTCCTATGTGGGAGTCGTTTTTCAAGCCTATACTATTTGCGGCACTAAAAATAGAGCCATACTCCGAAATGTAATTCCAATCGGTGTCGTACTGCACTACTGATCTTTTGTGTCTTGATTCCATCGTTGCAAAGATAGACTTAATTTCTTTTGGGTCTAAGGAATCCGGCGAGTAGGTAAACACTCGAGACGCACAACTCTTGTTCTTTCCAGACAAGTGTTTCTGAAGTGAGCCTTTGCTTATGTTATGGAACCTCGCGGCTTCTGAAGTTGATTTGAAGTGATTTAAAACATTGCAGTTTTCGTCAACCTCGTAGACATCTACAGACTTAGACATTGATATCTTAAGCCTTGACTCCTCGTTGAATTTGTATCCAAAGATTCCCTCTCCGCCTTCGGTGAGGTTCATAAGCGTAAATCCCCAGCTCTTAAACAGAGATATATAATGACGCTCCCAAAACGAAAACTCGGAGATTGGCACTAAATCAATCTGATGCACCTCTACCTCTAAGCCCTTGTCTATTTTTGAATTAATCCAATTATTCTTATATGTTGTCTTTTTCTTTTCCGCAATCTTATTCTTAGACTCTTGGATGTGCTCAGACAATCTTTTGGCTACGGGCTTTTTAGTTACACCTATGTATATCTTTTTGCTGTCGCCGCTGGAAATCATATAGATAGAACACATTTCCATTACGTATTCCAAGTATCTGTAGAGGTGTTCCAAATTTGGATACTGGTATTCCACACCACCTCAATGTATGTACTAAGGGTTTGCCCTAGTCTATTGAATAGCTGCATCCCAAGGCCAAGCATCTCTTAGGCTATGTATGCTAGCACTGAACCAGAGGCACAGGCTACGCTAGTGAATAAACCATAAACGGCAGTTCCAGCTAAAAGAGTTTGACTCGTTAGACCGTCACCATTTACCGAAACAAGAGTTATTGTTGAATCCTGAAGGGCATATACCACTCGGTATTCCTCACCCGCAACGGGGGTGAATGCGCTGGTTATCTTGCGAAATCCTTTCTGTCCAAACGCAGCAAGCTGGAAGTTGGGAGTGGATGTGATGTTACTGTAAGACACAATAGAAAGGTTAAAGGTTAAACGAAGAGTCTTATTTCCCTACAAAGATAGTTATTGATTTAATATGATATCTACGATATCCTCCTGACCCTCGAGGTCCTGCTTCTGTAACTCCGCACGGTCTCCCTTACGCTGGGCAATCAGTTTGCTTTGTGCAACTGCTTGCTCCTTAATGCGGTTATCCTTGCGGTCCTCAGCCTCTTGATCAGCACTTTGTCGTACGCCAGATTCAATCTGTTGCTCTTTGATTCCGTAGTCTCCTTGCAGTTGAGCTAACTGCATCTTAAGTCCATACTCTACCTGCAGCAGCTGAGCCTTAGCCTCAGCCTCTAGCTGAATCTTCTGAGCGTCCAACTGAGCCTTCAGTTGGTCCTCCTGCATCTTGGCTTGGCTTGTAACCTGAGCGACCTGTGCGTTGGCCTGAGCTTGGAACTGAGAGTTCTGCTGGGCCATCTCCTGACGAGCCTTCATACGCTTCTTACGGCGTACAATAAGCAGCCTCTCTGCTTGGTCGATGTCCCTGAGCTGACGGATAGCAATAGCATCCTCGATGTCAAGCTCGCCCTGGGCAATAGAAGCCTGGATGTTTTGCTCGAGGTACATACGGTCAATCTCGTTCATATCAGCGACAACCCTAACGCCGAAGTTGTACATAGGCAGATTAGAGAAGCTAGATAACACTGCCATATTCTCCCTGCCAATAGCCGTCTCGTAGGCCTTGTATAGGATAGACTTAGGAGGAAGTATCTGAAGACACTTCACGACGTCCTCACAGATCCTGCGATACAGCACAATCGCTGCATTGCTAATATCCCCAAGAGCATTGTTGCCTGCCGCCAGTTGCTGCTGGCGTACGCCAACAAGCTGGTCTCCCTTAGGGCTCGTTCCATCCATAACCTCGTTGATGCCCGTAGCATCACGAATCATACGCAGCGCGTGATTGTAGATGGTGATGAGCTCGTTGATGTTTCTGATGCCGTTCTCAAGGGGACGTATCGGTGGGTTCTGGAAGCTGCCGTCAGGATTCTTACTGCGATAGTAGAAGATACCCGTCTGCTCGTAGATGTCTTGAAGGTCCAAAGGCTGAAGCTCACCGCCACGTCCTAGCTGTACGTTCTCAAGTCCCTCGATGTCGATAATCAATCCATCGGGCTTAGCCTTAGCGATAGACTGCTGGAGCTTTAGGTGGGTGATCTGCAGCTGGTCGGCAAAGCCGATGATGCCGCTCACCATAGACTTAGGGATAGACTTGCGGATGTTGGTGGCCACAATGCTGTAGCTCATCCGGGTGCGGGTGAGGTCGTGAACATTTTTAGGAATGTTCTTCTTCAACCCGTAGTCGTAGATGTAGTCAGTCCCTAGGATGTAATTACCACCATACAGCGTCTGGTTCTGCATATAAACAGCCTCCCTATCATACACACTCTGCTGTGGGGCATTGTACTTGTGGCCCTTATAGTAGAAACCAATGTTTCCAAAACGAGACTCTTTCTTCTCGAAGATGATGTTGTCAACGCTAACGAACTCAAAGTCAAGGACTTCAATGGTGTACTCGTCATAGCCGTAGTAGTAGCGCTCCATACCTGGGTCGTATCCAGAGCCCATCAGTCGGCTAGAGTCATTGCCAAAGCGGTTCATAACCGTCCTTGCCATCTTCTCGTACTCGTCCTCGGTGAATTGGTTGCCTGCTGTGCGCTTAAGCTCTGAAATGCTCATACGCTTTACGTGGCCTGCGTAGGTTATATCCGTAAAGTTTGGGTCAGAGGTAAAGCTGTGGATGAAGAATGCTGGGTCTACATAGTCCTCAACGATTCCGTAGTTGGGGTCATTGCTACGCTTGGTGACAGCAATACCACAGGTGACGAGGTCTTCGACATTGCGCCTAAAAATGCGCTCGTCGAAGTCATTCCAGCTTAGCGTTAAGTTGATGCCAATCTGTGCAGCAATCTCTGCAGCGGTCTTGATGTTAGTCTCAAGGAAAATTTCGGTCTCCTCAGCGGTATCGGGAAGAGAGTCTGGGTCTACCTCGGTGCGAAGTCCTGAGTCCTTCGCCTCCTTTAGGATGTCCTTGTTCTCGATGAATATCTTCATCTTATTCTTCTCGTAGTCCTTCTCACTGCGCGACAAAGGATCAACAGCTTCAATGTTGGGGTAGAACTTAGAAGACAGAATCTTGTTGACTACAATCTTTACGAACTTGGGAACGATAGGAACTGGTGTCCAGTCTAGGTTTACCAAGGACCCATCACCGTTGTTCGGGTCAAGAGAGGTAAGTATCTGCTTGTAGATGGATGTGTCTTGGGTTCCGTTGGCGTAGTCCCTAGAGACTTCAAACTCACGGAATCTTTTGCTGTACAGAGACCCCTCGTACTGGGCGCTTCCCCACTGGCCGTATATAGCCTTTGCGTACTGAAGACCGTACCTCTTTCCCACCTTTACATCGTGTGAGGCAAAAGGGTCTGGGAACGTAGAGTCGTATGAGTTACTTTTTACAGAGTATTGATCCATTTATCGGAGTTTATGGACAAAGGTACGAACTTAACTTATCGCCTAATTTCCTTACCCTTGCGGAAGAATACCCTCTCGTTGAAGTTTGTTTTTTTGACTTCTTTAACCTGCTTCTGAGCGGCAAGCAGCGCCAGCCCTGAGCTGATTGTTAAGTCAAACTTTGTCCTGTCGTCTATCTTAAAGTTTATCCAGTCCTCAAGTGTCCTGTTTAGGTACATACGTCCGAACTTACCGGTCTCGTTGTGGAGGCCTACGTGGTCGTGGATGTAGGACTCAATAGCCTGAGCGTGAGCTTGTATCACATCTTGGCTGTTGGAAGGTATCCCCTTTGTCTTTACGTTCATCTTTGAAGAGGTAGACGCTAGATGCGCAGGGCGGTTCATAAGGTACTCATCGTATCCCCTTGACTCAAAGTACCTAGCGATGCCGTACTTGTTGTTCTCTATCAGCACAGGGTATCCGTAGAATACCGCAGCCATAAGGATGTCCTCGTAGAATATCTTGGCAAGCGGAGGCCGTGAGGCGTACTCCGCGACAAACATATTGGAGGGGTGCTCCATCGAGAACTTGTTGTATACGTGGCAGGCACCCTTTGAAGACCTGTAGTCAAGGGTGGTGTCAAGATCGTAGGAGTCAACACCCATAACCCCGAATGCCCCATTGGGGGCAACAGCTTTATTGTTCTCTACCTTTCTTTTGTTTCTAATATCCGTAGGTGCTAGCCAAGCCACA